GTTCCTTTCATATCCTTAAATGCTCTTTTTAATTGTTTGATATGTGATGAACTAAATGGTATTCTTACTTCATTCATCTCTTCACGAACCATTTTTTTAATCAAGCTTCTAACTCTTTGTTCTCTTTTCACTTTGTTTGGTAATCCCTTATGTTTTGTTTTTGCATATTTATCAACATCTTTTTTCTTCATTGACTTAGCAACTTTTCCGGCTTCACCCTCTTTAGATTTATCACCTTTTTGCATTGCTTTCACAACACCAAAAAACCTCTGTTGGGCTTTTGATGATGCTGGCATTACATTAACTTTCCGAAATCTTTTTTATACTTTTTAGTAAATCCAACAACATTCTTTTTATAATTATCTAAAAAGTCCGAAGCCTCATCATCTAATCCTTTTTTTCTTAAAACTTCATAAAAGTCTAAATAATTTTTCTGTAAGTCTTTTAGGGATTTTTCAATTTTTTTAGAATGTTTCTTGTATTCGAAAGCAGGACCTTCATTTATATTAAACTCACCTTTGATAGATTCCAATACTTTATTTTGTTTAGGTTTAGATTCTTTTTTCTTTTTATCACCATATCCCATTAAAGATTTATAATCCATTTTACTCACCCCTAAATATATCGTTAATTATATTTTCAATTTTACAATCGTGACAACACACACCATCTCTTGTCCCAACACCCTCGTGTAATTTACCTTCATTTGTTGGTGATAGAAATGCTCCATGTGTGGATGGATTGGATACGAAATCAAATGCAATAAGTTCAAAGTCTGGTTGAACCTCTACTGAATCATCTTCATTCATTTCTTTTACTGAACCTAATCCTCTTGATGATATACCAAGTTTAATACCTGATTTAAATAATTCTTTTAATATGTTTCCAGCTGGTGTACCTAATACTTCAACAGTTCCCATTAAATCATTGTCTTTCCAATGCATTTCCAATACATTGTGAGAAACATTATTTAAGTTAACCACAGAAGAATCTGGATGGTCAAGTTCACCTAATGCTCTTCTTTCTCTAATTTGAACCTCTTGATATTTTTTTGCCTCTCTCATCAAGGTTTCTTTTGGATAAACTCTTCCGTTTTGATTTTTAGCTTCTGCTCTTTGAAGAACTCCTTTAACAACAAGTTTTCCATTGTTTTTAATTGATTCATTTATCTGTTGAGGAGAAACCTCAAAAGGTATATAATCTACTATTACTTGCTTTGACATCATTGTCTCCTATGCTATTACAAATTCTGCAGTTCCTGTTATCTCACCTGCTATTACTTGCCAATTGTCACCATCATACATTAAAGTTACACTTCTTTTTTGAGTATCTGATGTTATATTCGTACCAGCTGCAAAATTAACTGGTGTAATGACTAAATCACTATTACTAATTCTTTGTGTATGTATTATTCTTTTTATTTGCCCCAACACCCCATCTGCTAATGATACATGTGTTTTAGTACTAGCAGTGGTAACTATCGATGTTGTAACATCTAAAGATAAAGCTACAGCATTATCCGCATCAGCTCCTCCTAAAACAGTCTCTAAATCATCACCTGTAGTACCACTTCCATCTTGTGAATCAGAAATTCCAGGGTCTAATCCAAATCCTAAAGCTTTTTTCTGTTTATCAGTTAAACCAGTTCCATATGCTGATGTTAATGTTTGCGTTATAGCCATTATGCTAACACCATTTCTGCTGTACCTGTTATCTCGCCACCAACTACTTGCCAATTTGAACCATCAAAGAATAATTGAACAGCTCTATTAGCTGAATCTGAGGTTAATGTTGAACCAGCTGCAAAAATAGATGAACCACCAATTCCATCCTCAGGTGTGATTACTAAATCATTACTACCTGCTCTTGTTTTATGTATAATTACTTTTAATTGTCCTTCAACTCCCTTACCTAATGTTACATGTGTTGCACTACCTTTTGTTGCAACAAGAGACACTGTGGTTGTCGAAGATAAACTTGTAGCGTTTGATGCACCATTACCAGCAGTAACACTTTCAACACTATAAACAACTGGTTTTAATATCCAAGCCCTACTAAGTTTTTGTGTATTAGTTAAACCCGAACCATATCCACTTGGCGCTAGTTGCTGTCTTACACCTTGCCTGAAATCGTCTTCAAATGAATCTGAACCTGATAGAGGTAAGTTATTAGGCATTTATAAACTCCTATTTCCAAGCATTTCGTTTCAACCATATATCTCTCAATATATCGCCAACGACATCTCTAATTAATTTATTTATTTGTTTCAAATCTTTATCATCAAGAGCTTCACTAACAAAGTTGTATCCAGTTTGCTTTTCAATATTTTTCTTCCTTTTCTTTTTCATCTTACCAAAAGCAAAAGGTGTTGAATATCCTGGTACAGCCGCAGTGGTTGTTATCTCTTCTAAACCCTCTTCATCCAAGAGTTCCATAGTTAGTTTTTTCACTAACTCTTTAAATAACTTTCTGTTTTTTATTTCCACTTTTTTTCACTTCCTTTACAAGTTCTAAATATCTCATTGTCTGAATAACATATTCATCTTTAACAACATCTGATTTATCATTAATTCCACAGAATTTATCAGCAGATTTTATAGCCTCACTCATTTTGATTTTGACTACTTCATCTTGTAAATTTTTAGAATGCTGTTTTAAATCTTCTTTTAACCCTTTTACAATTTCTTTCAAAGTATCTTTTAATGAATTTGTATTCGATACATTGTTAATATACTCTCTAAGTAGATTTTTTTGAGCTCCACTTAATTTTGTATATTTTTGGTTGAATTTTTCTAAAAGAGTTCTGTAAGTTAAAATTCTTAAATCTTCATCATCCGGTAATACATTAACAGTTTCTGATAATTTAATACTCTTATCATCAGTTGTTACATGTTCAACTATATTGAAAAAAGACTCTGTTTTTTGGTCAGGTGATAAAGATTTGTTATATTCGAACAATGTAAATATAGATGCGTAAGTTTTATAATTTGGAACTTTGGAAGACATAAATTTTTGAAGATTATAATTAGATTGAATCTCTTTAATTAAATTATATCTCTCTCTTCGTAGTGTAGAATTGTTTAAATCACCTCTAGCTTTCATTACTTCATTAATGAAATAATCAGCTTTTGAATCTGATTTGAATTTTTTTGTAATTAAAATATTGTATAGAGCGAGTTCTTTACCCAACTCCGTGTTTTCGTTAAACTTCTCTTTAACGATTGATACCGCTGGTCCATTGTCTTTATTTAGCACATCAGATGTAATCTGCCTTAGCAAAAATTCAAACAATAAACCCGTATTGCGGATTTTATTATGTTTAACTTTACGCATGTTCGAGTCCCCATTTTAATTGGTCACTATATATGTAATTATTCATATATAAATATAATGTTTTTTGTAAATACATTGATTTTATTCTTCTTCATCTAAAATAATTTCTTCATTTAATATAGATTTATCTAAGTTTTTACCAAACTTATCTTGTAATTGATTTAACAAACCCTCTCTTGCAACAATCGTTCCACCTTTACCAACAGCCAATGGTGAACCACCTTTGAACTCTCGTTTTCCATATCGTTCTCTTTCGTACTTTGTTGCGTCTTTTATATCTTTAGCTGAGTATTCATTCCCAAATTCTTTCTTACCAGTCCCACTTCTTCTGTCACCACCATGTTCACCTTTTTGCTCTTCAAACTCATTTTCACCAGCTGGTTCTTCACCACCACCTTCGGCTGGGTCTGTTCCTTCAGTTTCAATTTGTTCCATTCTAAATGCTTGTTTTCTATCTTCAATCACACCATTGAAAACATCAATTTTTTCTTGGTCGTTTAATTCAAATATATTATCATATATCCATTGTCTTGAAAATAATTCAAAATTAATCAATTCCGCATCATCAAATCCTTGTGTGTATAAATGAACGATAGCAATCTTTTCTAATTCAGCTACAATTATTTTTTGTAGTCTTTCAATTGTTCTTGCAAATCTTACATCTTCAGCAGCCAATGTTGCTTTTGAACCTACATTCTCATCATATCCTAAAAACGCTTTTGGTATTTTCAATGCTGCCATCATTTTGTTTCTTAAATATTCAACATCTTCAATCGCACCATCATTACCCAAACCCGGTAAAGTATCTATATTTGTTCCACTATCTCCACCACGAACAGGTAAGTAATAATCTTCTGTAATGGATTCCATATTGTATTTTAAATTATATTCACCATTTGCATTCATTACAGGTGTTTTTTTCATTTTACCAATGATTTGTTGCATAAAGTTATCAACCTCATTTGGTGGAATGTTTCCAATGTCTACTTTAAATATTCTTTTCTCTGGTGCTCTCATCATTCTATGAATCAACATAGCGTCTTCCATAAGAGTTAATTGTTTAAATACTCTTCTTGCACCCTCTAACATAGATTTACCATAAGGTAAGTAATTTGTATCAGCAAGATTTCTGAAGTGAGCTACTTCATAATTTTCGTGAACATCATTTGGTTTAGCACTTCTTCTTGTTTCTGAATATTGTTGAACTTCAAATTGTACTAATTTAGGATTTGATGGGTCATGTCCTTCTAATCTATTCACTTCATATACTGATAGAGGTTTTACATTTACAACTCCGTGTTTATCCAATATATCTAAATGTAAATAAAAATCACCATACTTTACCATATTACGAATATAACTCCATAGATTAAATTCAATGTTCATTATATCATAAAACAAATTATGTAAAATTTTAGCTACTTTTGGATTATCGGTTTTAATTTTCATTATTCTGTTTTCAATACCATCAACCGTTGATTCATCACAATAAATATCTAATGCTGATGAGATGATTGGGTCTGCATCCATTAACTCGTAGTCTCTAAATAATTCTTTTCTAGCCACATCATATGCGTTTGCATTTTGTTTAGCTTGATATGATGAATTACCATATCCACTTGAATTGATTCTATTATATCTATCAATAAAATTAGATGTTAGAGCAGTTTGAGAAAACTCAACATCTTTGACTTTTACTTGCCCATCGTCTGTTTTTCTAACTACGATTTGATTTTGAAATAATTTTCCTAATCTTGTTAATATATTTTCGTCTGCCATTTTTTACCTCTTATTTAATTAACCAAGTTAAATCTTCTTTTTCACCAGTTCCTATATCCATTTCATATGGATTTTTTTGATTTCCAGTAGAACCTACACTAAAACCTGCTGAGTGTTCTGATTTGTTTCCATTTGACTTCAACATTGTATTCATAGTTGCCCATTGTTGGTCATTTTTGTCTTTCTGTAATCTTAGAGCCGTATCTCTAACCCAAAGGGCTATTGAATAAGACATAACTAAGTCGTCATTGTAACC